TACCTTTCCAGGTTCAGCAGTTCGGGCACTTTATGTACTCGCCCATCCCGAACATGAGTTACGTGCTGAATGCTGTGTTGCTGATATCCACCAAGGCCGAACTGTCTGAGCTGACACCACTGAAGCGTGCGCGGGCCTTTTACCTGGTGACTGCCGCTTTGCAATCCTTCAAAGCCGAGGTCACTGGTGCTTGTGAATGGGGGCCGGCGCGGGTCGCGGCGGAGGTCGAAGAGTTTTATGGGGTGGTGATCGACGTCAACAACTGGAATAGGGATTGGCGTACCACCTGGAATTTGCTGAAAGCCACCATTAAGGAAGTCGATATCGATGCGCAATCACCACTTTGGCAGGTGATTCACTCGGAAAAATCGGAAGGGGCAGCATAAAATCTTGCATTGAATGGAAAACCACGTTACATTTTCCATAGTGCACAAGTTACAACCGATGCACACAAGCATTTAAACCCGGCCAGCGCGCCGGGTTTTTTATTCTCGGCAGTCATGGCACAGTCATCCTAATTTCAAGGGAGTGATGTGTATGGAAATGTGGGAGCTGGCTAAGCGAATTCTGGCTTCGGCCAACGAGGGGCAATCGTTTACTCCATCCCTTGCGGGATCTGCATACCGCAGAGTGCTCGAAAGTTCTGGACAGACAGACCTTCCGCCATTGGAAGACTTTCATAACTGGGCGGAGACGCTGGCAGCACAAATGCAGTTCGTTGGTCTGCTTGAGAAAGCTTCAACGCCAATTCGTGGCAGTAGAATCCTAGGAGTTGTTCGTAGAACCGAGTTCGGTGATGAGCTTTACGATGCTCTGCAAGGTCAAAACGTGGTCTTACTCTTCCAGTCAATGCAGGCGACGATTGATGCTGGAGAAATACGTAGAATTTTGCATCAGCTAGAAGCTTGAGTTCTCGTACTTGTTAAACCCGGCCTGGCGCCGGGTTTTTTATTGCCCAAATGCAGGTAATCGCGCAGGCAGCTGCGCTAAGTCGGTAGTGGCATCGCCTATATCCCGTGCGGACCCTGGGCGTTTACGCGATGAGAAGGCGGGGTACGTGACCCAGCGAGCCGCCTCACCAGAGCTGGATATTTGCACCAGCCACCTGCGCCCATTCCAAGGCTCGCCACATCGGCGGGCCTTTTTCATTTCTGCTCCCTGAGAGGGAGGACTTTGGATGCCGCACATGCCTGAAAAAGATCCGTCCTTTTGGGCATTTGTCCTGAGTGCTCTCCGGGATAACGGCCTGGCCATGGCACTGACTGTGGCGTTGACCTGGCTGCGCATTCAGTACGATGGCAAGAGGCCCAGCCCGATCCGCCAGCTCATCGAAGCAGCACTTGGCGCGTTGATCGTCATGGTTGTCGGACTGACCGTCAAAGAGCTTGGGCTCAGCATCGGCTGGTCGTTCTTCGCATCAGGTTTCATCGGCGTCCTGGGCGTGGATTACGCCCGCCAATTTGGTCAGCGCTGGGCCGAGCGCAAGGCAGATTCCCTATGAAGTTGATCGACGACGTGGGTCAGTGCCACCGACTCTGGTCTGTTCGCCTGGCACTGGCCGGCGCGGTATTGAACGCCGGTGCAATCGGTTGGACGGTGTTCCAAGGCGCCGTGAATCCGATGCTGTACGCCTCGATCAATATGGCGTTGGGCATTGGTGTAGCCGTCGTTCGCGTTCTGTCGCAAACCCCGCCCGATGGTGGACCGCAATGAATCTCCTGAAAACATTCCTCGCATGGATTGCGAACACCTTCACCCGCACTCCTATAGAGGAAACGAAAATGCCTGATGACCTGATTCAGTCCGGTGTTGTAGCCGATACCGCCCTGATTGCTGCCGACGTGCCAGCAATTCCTGCGGCCCCGATCCTGCCAACCCCTGCTGCCGCCGATACTCCAGCTGTGGCCGCAGCTCCGGCTGTTGTTGCAACGCCTGCTGCAGCCGTTGCGCCGGTTAACACCGACATCTTGAAAGCTCTGCTCCTGACGTTGGGTCATGACATTGAAGCCGAATGGGACCACTTGGTTGCTCTCGCCAAGAAAACCCTATGAAGGAGGCTCATGATATGGCCAAGACCGAAACAGCAGCCCCAACCGACAGCTCATCTTGCGGGCTGATTGCTGGCTCATCCATAGCGGGGCCGGACGTGGTCGAATCTACCCTGTCCGAAGTACTGGTTTCGCGTTTGGCCTCGTGTTCAGTCGCGCACTTGCAGTCTGAGGCAACAGCCTGCGCCGAGGCAGTCAAGGCAGCTTTTGAAACGCTGCGCGCAAAGCCTGCAGAAGCGGAGTAACAAATGGCGAGCCCAATCGATCTTTCAGTGCGTTCCAACGTCAAAGAGTTGTCCAAGAAGTTATCCGCTCTGGCTTACAAACAGATTGGGTTCGCCACGGCTCAGGCTTTGACGGCCATCGCCAAACAGGTGCAGGCCGATGAAACCCGCAACATCGCTCACACGTTCAAGAAGCCTAAACCGTTCACTCAGAATTCAGTGGGTGTAAGGGGCGCTCGCAAAGACAACCTGGTAGCGACGGTGTTTGTTCGTCCGATCGCTGCCAAATACCTCGCGCCTTATGAAGACGGCGGTGTGCATTTCCTGTCTGGTCGTGCGCTGTTGAACCCCAAGAACCTGAAACTGAATGCTTACGGGCAGTTGCCTCGTGGTGTGCTGGCTCGACTCAAAGCGCGCAAAGACATTTTCATTGGGCCGGTGAAAACCAAAGCCGGCTCAGTCAATGGCGTTTGGCAGCGCATACCGCCAAAGGATGGCAAGGCTGCAAGAAGAGGGCGTGCAGCAGTCGCGGCACAGCCTGGGCACCTGAAGTTGTTGATTCGTTTCGGTGATGCGATCCAGGTGAACAAGCGGCTCAACTACCGCAGTCGGGCGATGGCGGTGGTTGAGCGTGGGTTCGCAGCCGCGTTCCGTGAGTCGTTAGGCAGGGCGCTGGAAACTGCCAAATAGAACGGATGAATTCCACTATTTGCCAATGATCGGTCTGTACTGTCCGACCCAAAGCGGTCTTTAGAATACATCTGACTTCTAAACGGGGTCTGCGTTTTTACATGGTCTGGGCCTATTGCTGCCGGCCGCAAACTGACTTGGGCGACCCTAAACAGGACTATAGGGAGAGGCTGAAAAAACCCATTTTTTCACCAGAATTGCGTACAGAACCTAAAGATTAAAAAATTGGTTTCTGCCCCGTTTTTTTGCTATGTAGAGAGCTTTATCGGCTCGGGCTAGTAGTACGTTATACGGGTGCAGTGGACCAAATGTATGTACTGAAAAACCAACGCTTATAGTTAAGTATCCCGTGCTGGAAGCTGCGTGCGGTATTCTCAAGTTACGTACTAGTTGGCATAAGTTTTCGACGTGCCGAGCTGATTGGTCTTTCGTCATGCCGCTGGAAAGAATTACAAACTCTTCACCCCCATACCTGGCTGCAAAATCAGAGCCTCGCTGGAAAGACTTATTCAAACTATCAGCAACACGTATTAATGCTTCGTCGCCAGCTTGATGTCCATAAATATCATTGAATGACTTGAAGTTATCAACATCAATCATGGCAAGAGTCAATGAGTCGCTGTTGCGGCATGCAATTTTACATTGAATTTCGAACTGTGTATCAAAAAAGCGACGATTGTAAATTCTTGTCAGTCCATCTTTTATGGATAGTTGTTCGAAGTGTACTTTCATTTCCTCTAGGGATTGATGCTCATCGCGAAGTTGCTGTTGTATTAGCATGCGAGATGTTACATCTTTTTGTATGCCTAAAAAATTGGTTACAGCTCCATTTTCATCATGAATTGGAGATATGCTTAGCTCATTCCAAAACATCGTTCCATCCTTGCGATAGTTTCGCAAGGTTACGAGGCAATACTCACCTTTTTTTATGGCGTTGTGAACAATTTCAAGTTCAGGCTGTTCTTGATCGTTTTTTTGTAGGTATCGACAATTAATGTTAGTGCTTTCTTCAAACGAGTAACCGGTCATGCGCTCAAAAGCAGGATTTACAAATATCAGCGGATTGTCGTCAATACAATTATCGGAGATGGTGATGCCATCTCGCGAATCCATAACTGCCTGTTTGAGAATTTCAATCTTCATACAAATTCCGTTAGTAGGATTGAATTGAGGAGCGCTGCTTTGAAACGGTATGATCTCTAGGTAGTGCATTTAATTAATTTGCTTAATGTATAAGTGTAGTCGTTGAGAGAATAAAATGTTTTTTTATGCTTTCGATAGCCGTTGCGATTAATTCCAGTCAAAAGCTCCGCAGAAATAGCCTTGGCTGCCTGATTGCGTCAGAAATCACCGGCATTAGGGCACAAGTATTAAAGGCTTAACTGGCCACTTTTTTTTCGCGCGACCGCTTGGTGACCGGCAGCTTTTGGCCGATTTCTGTCAGTCGTGTCTAGCGTGCTTATTGAATCAAATGTAAAGGCTGGTCTCAGCCTATCCGCCAGGTGACCTTCTTGGGGGCAACCGTGCAGCCTCGCTACCAGAAGGCCATGGGTCCCTCCGCGCCCTTCTGGCACCGAGGGCATTGCGCGCCGTGCTGCTTCACTAGCTAAAAAAAATTGAAATTTGGGTAACGGGGGTAACGAATGACGATCGTCTCCCAAGCCGAATACGCTCGCCTGCGCGGCGTCAACAAAAAGACCGTGACCCAATGGAAACGGGATGGAAAGCTGGTTTTGGGTGATGGCGGCGTCGATGTCGAGGCGTCCGATGCGTACCTGAAAAAGTACCGCGCAGCCGGTTTAAAAGGTAACGATCAGGGTAACGGGGGTAACGCGTTACCTGCAGCGCTCGAATTGGAAACGCTCGAGCAAACGGCGTTCCGAATCCTTGCGACCCAGGGCGCTGATATGTCGCTCGAGGAAGCGAAGCGCGTAAAAGAAAACTACCTGGCCCTGCTTAACCAGCTTGAGTACGACCAAAAATCAGGGGCTGTTGTGCTGGTCGCCGACGTTGCTGCTGCCGTGGGGCTTGAGTATTCAAAGGTACGCACGCGGCTTCTCGCCATACCTGCCGAGCAGGCGCCGCGTATCCATCGCCTGAAAACTGTGACCGAGGTCCAAGACGTCCTTCAGGAACTAATCACCGAGGCCCTTGAGGAAATGATCAGCGATGGAGGCGACTAGCAGATATGCCAGCGGCCTGGAATCGCTTGCCCTCCAACTACGTCTTGCCCGACTGAAAAACCTGCAGCCTCCACCCAAACTGACCTTGAGTCAGTGGGCTGAGCGCTACGCTGTGCTGTCGAAAGAAACGAGCGCCCAGACGGGTCGCTTCCGTGCTTTCGCGTACCAGAACGGCATGATGGATGCCATTTCTGACCCGGCTGTGCACACCGTCACGGTGAAAAAGTCGGCCCGGGTGGGTTACACCAAAATCCTCGATCACGTGGTCGGCTATTACATTCACCAGGACCCGTCTCCAATCCTGATGGTGCAGCCTCGGGTCGAGGACGCCGAGGACTACAGCAAGACCGAAATCGCTCCTATGCTGCGCGATACGCGAGTGCTGAGAGAACTGACCGGCGACAGCAAGGCCAAGGATAGTAATCAGACGATCCTGAAAAAGACCTTTCTCAACGGGGCGAGCCTGTCTCTGGTGGGCGCGAACTCGCCTGGTGGCTTTCGTCGGATCACGTCGCGAATCATCCTGTTCGATGAAGTGAACGGTTATCCCGTTGGCGGTGCGGGCTCCGAAGGCGATCAGATAGCCCTTGGCAAGAAACGTGGCGAAACGTTCTGGAACCGCAAAGTCGTTCTGGGCAGTACCCCGACAGTTAAGGGTGCAAGCCGTATTGACCGCAGCTGGGAGGAGAGCGATCAACGCCGGTATCACGTGCCATGCCCTCACTGTGGTGAAAAGCAGGTACTTGAATGGGGCGGCCCAGATACTCCCTACGGTTTTAAGTGGGACACCGACGAGGCCGGTGTAGGCCTTCCCGAAACCGTCTTCTATGTGTGCAGGGCAAACGGCTGCGTTATTCACGATATCGACAAGCCCGACATGGTGGCTGCGGGCGAGTGGATCGCTGGCAAGCCATTCGCAGGGCATGCAGGCTTCCATATTTGGGCAGCCTACAGCCTGTTCCCGAATGCCTCCTGGGTGAACCTGGTCACCGAATGGCTGCGGGTAAAGGATGACCCGCTTTCGCGGCAAACCTTCATCAACCTGGTGCAGGGCGAGGACTACGAGGACCGTGGCGAGAATGCTCTTGCTGAGTCTCGATTGGTTGCCCGCTGTGAGGTATGGGGGGCGGAAGTACCGGATGGCGTGGCTGTGATAACCGTTGGCGTCGATACCCAGGGCGATCGCTTCGAATGTGAAGTGGTTGGTTGGGGCATGAACGAGGAAAGCTGGTCCATTGATTTCGAAATCATTGCAGGCGACATGGAAACTCCTGATATCTGGGATCGGCTCGACGCCTATCTGAAACGGATCTGGTACCGGGCTGATGGTCGCGGGTTTGAAGTCATGGCGGTCTGTCATGACTCCGGTGGCCACCACTCACAGAAAGTCTATGACTTTGCCAAAGCTCGCATAGGCCGCCGGGTTTGGGCCATCAGGGGCGAGTCAGCGGTAGGCGGCAAGCGCTCACCGGTCTGGCCGACCAAGATACCCAGCAAGCGCAACAAGTCCTCGTTTCGCCCGGTGATTATCGGCGTCAACGCGGCCAAGGATTCCATTCGGTCGCGGCTACATCTCACCCAGTCAGGTCCGGGTTACATGCACTTCCCGACCGATCGCGATATCAACTACTTCGCGCAGATGACGTCGGAGCGTTCTGTACGGAAAACCTCTGGCGGCCAGCACTATCGGGTGTGGGAGCTGCCGCCAGGTCGTGCCAACGAGGCGCTCGACTGTCGGGTGTATGCCTACGCGGCACTGTGCGGGCTGATGCATATGGGGCTCAAGTTGAACAAACGCGCTGAAGAGGTCGGTGCTTCGATTGGGCCCGTTCTCTTGCGGGCACCTGTACCCGTTTTGCAAAGCCCCGATGTTGTACCGGCCACTGTTGAAGTAACGCAGGGCGTGAGCCAGGCCAAACCCATCAAACGTAAGTCAGCCATCGCAAAAATGGCGTAGGAGAATCCTGTGTTTACACCACGCCTCAACAACTTCAGCGGCGTGGCCCCGGCCACGTTGCAACAATGGCTGGCTGAATCGCAGCAGGCACTTCATGACCTGAGTACCGGCGCCAAGGGCGAGTCGTACAGCTACACCCAAGGCGACGGCGCCAAATCGGTGACTTACACCCGTGCTGACATCGGCGCGCTGCAGGCTCACATCAACGCGCTGTTGTATGCCCTGGGCATGCGTCGGCGCCGTGCTATCCGGCCGGTGTTCTGATGACGACTGAATCCTTGATTGTCGACTCTCGCGGGCGGCCCCTGATGCCCATGCCGCCGAAGGCCAAAGGCAACGCCACGACGCTCACCGAGGGCATGGCGGGCCAATCGGTTTTCCCCTACGAGGCCTCGAACTGGTCGACGCAGGAAATGGGCAACTGGCTGCCGTGGATTCGCTCGCCCGATGCTGAGATCAACCAGTTTCGTGATCGGATGGTGGCGCGTAGCCGCGACCTGGTACGTAACGACGGCTGGGCGGCGGGTGGTATCACCCGGATCCTCGACAACACCGTGGGCGCTTCACTGCGCTTGTCGGCTAACCCGGATTATCGGGCACTGGCCGCCATGACTGGCAACCGCAAGTTCGATTCGGTCTGGGCCGAGGAGTATCGCCGGGCCGCCGAAGCACTGTGGCGGGGTTATGCCGACGACATTGGGCGCTACAGCGATGTTTCCCGGCAATTGACCATTTCCCAGCAACTGCGCCTGGCGCTGCGCCACAAGCTGGTCGATGGCGATTCACTGGTGGTTGCCTACTGGATGCCGGAGCGCGTCGGTTATGGCCGTGCGACCTACTCGACGGCGTTCATGCTGGTGGACCCCGATAGGCTTTCCAACCCGTACCAGATGGTTGACAGCAAGTACATGCGCGGCGGCGTTGAGATCGATGATCACGGCGTGCCGGTGGCGTACCACATCCGCAAGGCGCATCAAAACGACTGGTACAACTCCGTGGAAAGCATGGAGTGGGAGCGGGTAGAGCGCGAGGACGACGACGGCTGGCATCGAGTCATTCACGATTTCGAACGTGACCGTGCCGGGCAGAACCGGGGCGTGGGTGTTTTCACGCCAGTGCTGGCGCGCTTCAAGATGTTGGCGCGCTACTACGGCGTTGAGCTGCAGGCCGCGACCATTGCTGCGACGTTTGGCACCTATGTCACCAGCCCTTACGACCCGGCCCAAGTGGCGGAAGCACTGGACGGTGGTGATGAGCTTTCTGCCTATCAGGGCATGCGAGCCGACTGGGCCGATGAGCGTCCGGCAATGTTGTCCGGGGCGCGGATTCCAACCCTGGCCCCAGGCGAGTCGATCACATCGGTTGGCGCCGCGCATCCACACAATGGCTTTGGCGAGTTCGCGCACGAGATGTTGCGCACCTTTGCCGCCGCTGCAGGGATTTCGGCTGAGCAGATCACCCAGGATTGGTCGAAAACCAACTACTCCAGCGCCCGGGCAGCCCTGCTAGAAAGCTGGAAGACCCTGACCCGGCGCAACACTGAATTCAAAATCGGTACCGCGACCCCGGTGTTCTCCTGCTGGCTGCATGAGGCGATGGACCGTAATGACTTGCCGCTGCCCAACGGCGCACCTGACTTCATGGAAGCCCGTACAGCGTACTCGCGGTGCGACTGGCTGGGCGTTGCCCGTGGTTGGGTTGACCCTGTGAAAGAGAAGCAGGGCGCGATTCTGGGCATGGACGGCGGTCTGTCCACGCTTAAGCGCGAGTGCGCCGAGCAGGGCCTCGATTACGAGGAGGTGATTCACCAGCGTGCCGCCGAGGTGGCCCAGTTCAAAGAGCTGGGCTTGCCACCCCCGGCTTGGTTCGGCGACACCGCCGCCAATGCCTCAACCCCTGAAGAAGAGCCCGAAGCGCAATGACCAATTATCCGCATCTGGCGCAGAAACTGTTCAACGTGCCGCTGGCGATCACCCCGCAAAAAGCTGAGATCGTCATGGCCGCCCTGGCTGACCGGTTCGGCCTGGCGCGGCTGTTTCATGCCGACGGCAAGGTGGTCGCGCTGGACAACTGGGATGGCGATATCGGCGAGCCTGCCGAGGCCAGAGCCTATGAGGTGGTCGCCGGTATTGCCGTCATCCCGGTGACCGGCACCCTTGTACAGAAACTGGGCACTCTGCGGCCTTACAGCGGGATGACAGGTTACGACGGGCTGCGCGCCTGTTTGAGCATGGCCCTGGCCGATGATGACGTTCGTGGCATCGCGCTCGATATCGACAGCCCGGGTGGAGAAGTGGCGGGGTGCTTCGACCTGGCCGACGACATCTACCGCGCTCGCGGGAGCAAACCGATCTGGGCCATCCTCACCGAATCGGCTTACTCGGCGGCGTATGCTTTGGCCAGCGCCTGTGACCGCATCGTGGTCCCGCGTACGGGCGGTACCGGCAGTGTGGGCGTGATCTGCATGCACGTAGACATGTCCAAGGCGCTGGGCGCGGCCGGGGTCAATGTCACGCTGATCCACTATGGCGATCGCAAGGCCGATGGAGCTGACTCGAAGCCACTGTCGGACGAGGCGTTGTCACGATATCAGTCTGACGTCGACGCCATGGGCGAGCTGTTCGTAAAGACTGTTTCGCGTAATCGCAGCCTTTCTGTAAAGACCGTGCGTGCCACCCAGGCCACCACTTTTCTGGGCGCCGCTGGCGTCGAGATTGGCTTTGCCGATGCCGTCATGGCGCCGGACGAAGCGTTCCGTTCCCTGCTCGCCGAGCTGGGTTGAAGTTTCAACTCCCTTAAAAACCGAGGTTCACATGTCCAAGCTTTCCCGCGTGGCGAGCGCGCTTTCGTTCGCCCATTTGGCCGGTATCGGATCGATGCGCGGCAAGAATGCACGCGCTGATGACGATGACGACGAGCGCAAAGATGCTCGAGCAGATGACGATGAGCCGGACGACGGCAACGAGCAGGATCGCGATAACGGCGACAGCAAGAAATCGCGCAAGGCCAAAAAGGCCAAGGCCGGTGAAGACGCTGACGATGATGACGACGAACCTGCTGCAAAAGGTCGCGCTGCCGACGGCGATGATGACGACGACGATGAAGGTGATGGCAAGTCGTCTCGCCGCGCCAAGGGTAAGTCGGCATCCGATGACGATGATGCGGACGCCGAAGACGACGATGACGAAGATGAAATGCACGGCAAGAGCGCTGCCGCCAACGCCCGTCGCCGTGAGCGTGCGCGCTGCGCTGCCATCTTCGGTTCCCGCTATGCCGCGCGTAACCCGGTGCTGGCAGCCAACCTGGCGTTCGGTACCAGCATGACCCGTCAGCAGGTTCTAGCCGCCCTGCGTGATGCGCCGGCCGACAGCACTACCAACCGGTCCCGTTCGGCAAAAAATCCTGAACTGGGTTCGGGCGGTGAACAGTCACCGTCGCGCCAGGCTCACATCGAAGGCCGCTGGGACCGCGCCATGTCCAAGGTTCGCGGTCGCTGATCGGTTCCGTCCGTATTCATTTTCAGGAGATAGACCATGTCTTATGTTCCACAGACGCCGCTGGTTGAACAGCGGCACGCGGGCGGCTTCATCGTTTCCCTGGCCAACGGTCATCAATCCATTGACCAGGTGTTGTTGGCGCAAGGCTCC